TGCAAATGCACAACTGGAACTTCGGTTCTAAGCGTGTCAATCTTGCACAGGTAACCAACGTGTGGCCGGAGTGGGAGTACGCATACGCAGTGCCTGGTGACTGCGTGACCATTGTCAGTGTGCTGCCTCCTGACGCTGCCAACGACTACGCAACGCAGTTCGTCCCTACCGACAGCCCTGCGTTTGGACACAACTACGCCCCGCTTATTTCCGCAGGTCAGTACGTCCCGCAGCCGTACGCCGTTGAGGCTGACACCCTTGGTGCAGGTGTGATCTACACCAACCAGGCAAGTGCAATGCTTCGGTATCAGTCGCTTGTGTCTGACCCAACCAAATTCACGCCGCTGTTCGTGATGACGTTGTCTTGGCACTTGGCATCAATGCTTGCCGGGCCGATCATCAAGGGCGACATTGGGTCTGCTGAAGCAAAACGATGCCTACAGATGATGGCTGGGTATCTGTCTCAGGCGCGAACAAGTGACTCAAACATGCGAAACATCAAGGTGGAACACATCGTTCCCTGGTCAGCAGGAAGATAAACATGCCTACGACGCGCACCTTCTTCCGTTCGTTTGCCGGCGGCGAGTTGTCGCCTGAGATGTTTGGACGCATTGACGATGTCAAGTTCCAAACCGGGGCGGCAAAGTTGCGGAACTTCATTGCCATGCCGCAAGGGCCGGCAGAGAACCGACCCGGAACAGCGTTTGTGCGAGAGGTCAAGAACAGCGCAAAGCGCACTCGACTGATCCCGTTCACTTACAGCACAACGCAAACGATGGTGCTTGAACTTGGTGATGGGTACATCCGCTTCCACACGCAGGGTGCGACGCTGTTGGTTGGCACTCCAAGCGCATTTAGCACAACAAAGACCATCACGGCTGTTAATACTGCCACAGAAACTGTGACAAGCAACGCGCACGGCTATGCAAACGGAACACCAATCCAAATTGCAGCCACAACAACAATTCCAGCAGGTTTGTCTGCCCTCACAACTTATTATGTTGTTGGCGCAACCACAAACACATTTCAATTCTCTTTGACTGTTGGTGGAGCGGCAATTGATATTACAAGTACTGGTGCTGGAACAATTACGACAAACCAAGTTTATTCTTTGGGCGATCTTGTAAGTTCCGGTGGGTCAAACTATTACTGCATCCTTGCGTCAACAGGCAATCTGCCAACCAATGCAACGTATTGGTATCTGATTCCTTCAGCCGCATACGAGATCCCTACCCCGTACGCAGAGGCTGACCTGTTCGACTTGCACTATGTGCAGTCTGCCGATGTGCTGACCATCGTCCACCCAAACTACGCACCACGCGAGTTGCGCCGGCTTGGTGCAACAACGTGGACGCTGTCAACGATCTTATTTGTGTCGCCAGTTGCAGCACCTGCTGCGCCAACGGTAACTGCGAATCGCGGTCGATCAATCAATATTTCGGGCATTACAAACGCCGCAATTGCGGTGATTACAACAGTTGCCGACCACAATTTGGCTCTTGGAGATCCGGTTGAAATTAGCGGTGTTCTTGGAATGACAGAAGCAAATGGATTTTGGATTATCCATAAGAACACGCCTAGCACTAAATTAGAAGTGCAGTATTACACGACCGGGGCGCACTTTAACAGCACCAATCCACCTGTTGGTGTTTACACAGGTGGTGGAAGTGTTCAATACGCCAATCAGTCGCAAGACCTTGACAACTTCTATGTCATTACATCTATTGCAGCAAACGGGTTTGACGAAAGTGTTGCTAGTTCACCTGGGACAGTATTCAACAACTTGAATGTGACAGGCGCGTCGAATGACTTGACATGGACGGCTGTGTCAGGGGCATTGCGATACAACATCTACAAGAAGCAAAATGGTTTGTATGGTTATATCGGACAATCCGATACCAATTCGTTTACTGACAACAACATTGCGCCTGACATGGGGATTACGCCTCCCATCGTTGACCCGGTGTTTATGTCGGCAGGGAACTACCCACAGGCCGTGAGTTACTTTGAGCAGCGTCGGGTGTTTGCCGGCACAACGAACGAGCCACAAAGCATGTGGATGACGCGCTCAGGAACCGAAAGCGACATGTCGTACTCGCTTCCTGTCAAGGACGATGACCGAATCAACTTCCGTGTCGCAGCGCGAGAAGCAAACACCATCCGTCATGTCATCCCGTTGACACAGTTGATCCTCCTGACCAGCGCAGCGGAATGGCGCGTCAGCCCGGTGAACAGCGATGCGATCACACCAACCACGGTGTCTGTGCGTCCGCAGTCGTACGTTGGCGCAAGCAACGTGCAGCCTGAGATCATCAACAACAGCATGGTGTACTGCGCTGCAAGAGGCGGTCACATTCGCGAACTCGGCTACTCATGGCAGTCGAACGGGTTCATCACTGGCGACCTGTCGATCCGCGCTGCACACCTGTTCGACAACTTCAACATTGTTGACATGTGCTACGCCAAGTCGCCGCAGCCACTCTTGTGGTTTGTGTCAACGACAGGCAAACTGCTTGGGCTGACCTACGTTCCCGAACAGCAGATCGGTGCATGGCATCAGCATGACACCGACGGCGTGTTTGAGTCTTGCACCGTTGTCGCCGAAGGCAACGAGGACTCCTTGTACGTCATTGTTCAACGCACTATCAACGGCAACTCGGTGCGATACGTTGAGCGGATGGCAACTCGGCAGGTCAACCTGCTCAAAGACTGCTTCTTTGTGGACGCGGGATCGACGTTTAACGGCACAAACTCGACCGCGACAACTGTTACGGTGACGGGTGGCACATCTTGGGGGCCGGATGAAGTATTGACCATTACCGCTTCATCAAACCTGTTCGTGTGGCCCGGAACCACCGATGTCAACGATGCCATTGTGTTGACAGATTCCACAGGTGCTTCTTATCGCCTCAAGATCCTCGCTACGAGTTCCGCGCTTGTGGCAACAGCCAAGGTGGACAAGGTCATTCCGGTCGCTCTCAGGGCAACTCCGACCGCTGTGTGGGCATTTGCACGGGACACGGTCAGCGGACTGTCGCACCTTGAGGGTAAGACGGTCAGCATCCTTGCCGACGGGGCAGTGATGCCGCAGGTAGTGGTGACCGGAGGAGTAGCAGTCCTTGAACGTGCATCGGTAGTGGTTCACGTTGGTCTGCCGTACCAAAGCGACCTACAGACCCTGCCAGTGGCATTGAACATTGACGCATTCGCGCAGGGGCGCGTGAAGAACGTCAACCAGGCATGGATTCGGGTGTTCCAATCGTCGGGCATATTTGTCGGCCCTGACGCAAACAAGTTGACCGAAGCAAAGCAGCGCACCACCGAGCCGTACGGTTCACCGCCAGCCCTGAAGTCCGATGAAGTCAGCGTTGCTATGACCCCGACATGGGCGCAATCCGGTCAGATCTACATTCGGCAGAGCGACCCGCTCCCGCTGACCATTGTCGGCATTACCACAGAGATTGTTGTCGGCAGTTAACAGGAGAAAGACATGAGTTCATTTGCATACGCAGCATCGTCAAGCAGCCTGATGAACATCCTCGGTTCATCACCAACCCCTGCCGGGTACAGCGCGGGTGGATCAACGCTTCCTGCCGTTGGCGGTGCAGCCGGCACAAGTTGGACGAGCGGCGAAGCACTGATGATGGGCGGTTCGATCATGTCGGTGTTCGGTGCTGTCAACAGCGCAATCGGTTCGTTCTACGCCGCTGACAGTCAGAAGACGCAACTCAAGATGCAAGCGCAGAACCAACGGTTCCAGGCGCAGATGTCAGCGATCAACGCTCGCGGTGCTGAGATGCAAGCGCAGCAGTCGCTTCTCGCCGGCGAACGGGCAATCGGTCAGTACACGATGGGTGCAGGTCAACGTCGTGCATCGGCTACCGCGTCAATGGCAGCGCGAGGCATTCAGGGTGGTGTCGGCAGTGCGCGTGAGGTCACCGCAAGCATGGACTTGATCAAGGAGATTGACAAGTTGACGATCAGTTCCAACGCCGTACGTCAGGCCGAGGCAGCGCGAGCGCAGCGGATCAACTACATCAACCAAGGTGTGATCGCAGGTACAAGCGCGAACAACCTCATGGCTACCGCCGGCACAATCAGCCCATACTCCAGTTCGTTTAGCAGCATGCTTGGTAGTGCCTCAAGTATCGGGTCAACATGGGCTACACAGCGTCGTATGGATGAACTTATTGCAGCGCAATCACAGCGCAGATTCTGATAACAACAGCAAACCCGTCGAAATCCACGGGATTAAACACCATGCCAACAGTCCCAACATCGTTTGTGCCACAAGCCGACATTTCATCACAAGCAGGTGTTGCACCGTTTGAGGCAACGCCCGGTCAGCCAGCACAGAACCTAGCAGCGGGTCAAGCGGTCGAACTTGGCAACGCATTGGTGCAAGCCGGCAATGTGGAGTACCGCATTGGCGCAATCATGCAGGACAACCTGAATGACGGCAACGCCAAACAGGCTGAGACACAGTGGTTGACACAGGCGCAAGACATGCTGCGCGGTCAGAACGGTTACTTCAACGCGTATGGCAAGGATGCCGACACTAAGTACCAGGCAACACAGGACGCGCTGTCAGCGTCTGCAAACACGGTAATGGATGGACTTGGCAATGACACGCAGAAGGCGATGTTCATGCAAACCACTTCCCGGAACATGGCTCAGTTCCGTGGGCAGATGCTTGACCACAAGAGCAAAGAAGCATTTCGGTTTGCTACAAACGAGTCACAGGCTCGCGCAGTCAACTACATCAGTAACGCTGTCAACGAGTACCAATCACGCGGTCAGATTGACCAAGACGGTCAGCCAACTGGCGCGTTCAACGCAAGCGCAATGACCGCAATCAATGAAACGCGGGAGTACGCCAAGAGCGTTGGCATCCCATTGAACTCGTTTCAAATGCTTGAAATGGAACGCGGCGTAACTACTGCTA